AGAGCATCATGTAGTTCCAGAAATAGCAATGCCTACAGATGTAGGAGAAGTAGTTCTAACTATAGAAGAGTGTTCTTTACATCCTTTCATGGATGCTAAGTATCATCAAGACTATAAGTTTAGAGCTTATGCAACAGATAGTAATGCAGAAGGACCTCATGAAGGATGTTGGACTAGAATGGATAAAGATATATATATTCAGTTTCCAGAGTTAGGAGATATAGTAACAGCATACAAAGCAGATTTATTTATACCGCGTCATTTAGAACCTAAAATCTAATGACACTTCGAGACATAATTACAGGGAAATTTATAGATGATTTATTTGATTTTGGTAGTTGGGACAATAGTACTATGGGAATGGGATATGAAAGAAAGATTAAAGCTGAGCTTAAAGTGTTCTATAGTTTACCTAGCTCCTCTAAAAGCAAAACTAAAAGAAGCTAAGCAAGATTTACGTAAATGGTTAAACGACTTATTAAAATAGCAGTAGTACTAACTATATTTCCAATAACACCAGTAGTACTTTTTATAGGAGCATTCTTTTTAAATGATTAATTTACTACTACCATTAATATCTACAGTAATTGATAGAGTCATACCAGATAAAAATGGAGCTCTAAAAGCTAAAGTAGCTATAGAGAAAGCTCTAGTAGATAATGCTACAGCAATTAACTTAGCTCAAACAGAGATTAACAAAGTTGAAGCAGCACATAGAAGTATCTTTGTTGCTGGATGGAGACCTGCACTAGGATGGGTAGCTGCAATTGGATTTGCATGGATATTTGTACTAGCACCTTTAGCACAATGGACTATGGCAATAACAGGTACTTACATACCTTTACCTGACTTTCAAACAGATGTTCTTTTAGAACTAACGTTTGCAATGCTAGGACTTGCTGGACTTAGAACATATGAAAAACAAAAGGGTATAACTAATTAAATTACCTTTAACAGCACACTTTACTTTTGATGAATTAACTAAAAGTAATACAGCAGTAAGACTGGGCATAGATAATGAACCAACAGATGACCAGATAATTGCTAACTTGTTAACACTTGCAGAAGGATTAGAAGATGTTAGGTCAAAGCTTGACTCACATATTATTCGCGTATCTAGTGGGTATAGGTCCCTTCCTCTTAATAGAGCTCTCAATTCTTCTGACAAGTCATACCACGTTAAGGCTCTCGCAGCAGATTTCTCGTGCCATAACTATGGGAGTATTGCTGATGTCATGGACACTTTATCAAAATCAAGTATTCAGTTCGATAAGTTAATTATGGAATTTAATTCCTGGATTCATATACAATTTCCTGAAGATGGGAAACAAGCTAGAAGAGTTACATATACAATAGATAAAGAAGGAGTAAGGTTTTATGAAAACACCAGCATGGACTAGAAAAGCAGGACAGAATCCTAAAGGCGGACTAAATAAAAAAGGTAGAGATAGTGCTCCAGGTAATCTTAAAGCTCCAGTTAAATCTGGTACTAATCCAAGGAGAGTATCTTTTGCTGCTAGGTTTGCAGGAATGAAAGGTCCTATGAAGAAACCTAATGGTGAACCTACTCGTAAAGCACTAGCATTAAAAGCTTGGGGTTTTGGTTCAGTAGAGGCTGCTAGAAAGTTTGCTAATACACATAAGAAGTCATGAGTAAGGGAACTATTGCTCAAATAAAACAAGCTGCTGAAAACGATTTACTAGTTTTTATTAAGTTAGTTGCACCACATATACTACTAGGAGCAATTCATGAAGAGTTGATTGCTTGGTGGGGTAGGCAGGAATCTAAAGAGAATCAACTAGTATTACTACCACGTGGACACATGAAAAGTAAACTAGCTGCTTATAGAACTGCTTGGCATATAACTAATAATCCAGAGACAACAATACTGTATGTTTCTGCAACAGCAGATTTAGCTGAGAAACAGCTTTATGCAATAAAACAAATAATAGACTCACCAATCTATCGTAGGTACTGGAGTGACATGATTCATCCAGAAGAAGGCAAGAGAGAGAAGTGGGCAGTAGCTGAAATAGCTGTTGACCATCCACAACGTAAATTGGAGGGTATAAGAGATGCTACTTGTAAAGCCGTTGGACTTACATCTAATACTACTGGTTTCCATGCTGATGTTGTCGTACTTGACGATATTGTGGTTCCAGGTAATGCTTACACGGAGGATGGTAGAGAAAAAGTTGCATCAGCGTACTCGCAACTAGCCTCCATTGAGAACCCAGGAGCATATGAGTGGGTAGTAGGAACGAGGTATCATCCAAGAGATATCTATGATACAATGATTAACATGAAAGAGCAGCATTTTGACGAAGGAGGTGATTTAGAATCTGAAGCAGAGGTCTATGAACTTTTCCAAAGAGTAGTCGAAACAGATGGTGAGTTTTTATGGGCTAAGAGAAGTAGAGCAGATGGTAAACAGTTTGGATTTGATAGCAAAGAGCTGGCTAGGATTAAAGCTAAGTACATCGATTCAACCCAGTTCTATGCTCAATACTATAATAATCCAAATAGTTCTGAGACAGCAAGGATAGATAAAGATAACTTTCAGTATTTTGATAGAAGTATACTAGTAAATAAAGAAGGTGACTGGTATATGAAAGATAGAAAACTTAATGTATATGCAGCAATTGACTTTGCATTCTCATTAAGAAAGAGAGCAGATTACACTGCACTAGTAACTATAGGTGTAGACCATCAAGGTAACTTTTATGTTTTAGATATAGATAGATTCAAGACTGAGAAGATTGTAGATTACTATCAACATATTCTTAAAGCTTGGGAAAAATGGGGTTTTAGAAAGCTAAGAGCTGAGACTACAGTAGCTCAACAAACTATTGTAAGAGAATTAAAAGATAGCTACCTTAAACCTAATGGAATACCATTATCAATAGATGAGTTCAGACCTACACGAAGTCTAGGTGATAAGCAAGAAAGAGTAGGCTCAGTACTTGAACCTAAGTATGATAACCTACAAGTTTGGCATTATAAAGGTGGTAACTGTCAATCATTAGAAGAAGAACTAGTAATGGTTCATCCTCCACATGATGACATTAAAGATGCACTCTCAAATGCTATAGCTATTGCTGTTATACCAAAGCAAAGGTTTGGAGCTTTTAGTGTAAGTAAAAATGTAATAACCCATAGTCGCTTTGGCGGAATGAGCTACTAATCAATTAAGGAATAAATTATGGCAGGTACAGTCGCACAAATTAGAGAATTATTTGAAGAAAGAAACTCTATAGCAAAACAATTAGCACATCTATATAATCAATGGTGGACTCAACGTCAGCCTAAAGAAGCTGAATGGCGTGAGCTAAGAAACTACTTGTTTGCTACAGATACTTCTAAGACAAGTAATTCTAAACTTCCTTGGAAGAATAAGACTACTGTTCCTAAACTAACACAGATTAGAGATAATTTGCATGCTAACTATATGGATGCATTATTTCCTAATGACAACTGGATGAAGTGGGAAGGTTTCAATTATAAAGATGCTACAGTTAAAAAACGTAAGGCTATTGAATCATATCTAAAGACTAAGACTAAAGAGTCTGGCTTTAGGTCTACAGTATCTGACCTTGTATATGACTATATTGATTATGGTAATGTATTTGCAGAAGTACAGTTTGTAGATGAAAAGCACATGGACCCTTATACTGATGAAGAAGTTACTACTTATCGTGGACCTAAACTAGCAAGAATATCTCCATTTGATATAGTATTCAATCCTGTGTCACAACACTTTAGTGACTCTCCTAAGTTTACACGTTATGTTAAGACTGTTGGAGAACTTAAGAAAGATATGCAACATAGACCTGACCTTGACTACGATGAAGGAGCTTTTCAAAAAGCAATGAACTTCCGTAAGACTATTAGTGCTTTTAGAGTAGAAGATGTTAATAAAGCAGAAGGTTTTATAGTAGATGGTTTTGGTTCATTACAAGAATACTATCAATCAGGCATGGTAGAGATAATAGAATTTGAAGGTGACTTATATGATGAAATTAATGATGAGTTGCTAGAAAAAAGAATTATAACAGTTATAGATAGAAGCTATGTTATTCGTAACCAAGCTAATGCTTCCTACTTAGGTAGAGACAACAAGCATCACGTAGGATGGAGAAGTAGACCTGATAACCTTTATGGTATGGGTCCACTAGATAACTTAGTAGGTATGCAGTACAGAGTAGACCATCTAGAGAATCTTAAAGCTGATGCATTAGATATGACTATACATCCACCACTAAAGATTAAAGGTGATGTAGAACCATTTGAATGGCATCCTGAAGCTATCATACATATACCAGAAGATGGTGATGTAGAAGCTATGCCACCTAACGCTGCTGCATTCCAAGTTAATAATGAGATACAAGTATTATTACAACTAATGGAAGAAATGGCAGGTGCTCCAAGAGAAGCTATGGGAGTTCGTTCTCCTGGTGAGAAAACAGCTTTTGAAGTACAGTCATTACAGAATGCTGCTGGAAGAATATTCCAACATAAAGTTAATAACTTTGAAGTAGAATTCCTAGAACCTATCCTTAATTCTATGCTAGAGATGTCAGTAAGAAATATGGATGTAGCTGAAGTAGCTAGAACTATGGATGATGACTTAGGTGTAGTTGATTTCATGTCAATTACTAAAGAAGATATAACTGCACGTGGTAAATTGCGACCTATTGGTGCAAGACACTATGCTGCAAGAGCACAGTTAATACAAAATATGATGGGATTATTTAATAGTCCTATGGGTCAATTGATTGGACCACATATATCAGCTAAGAGATTAGCTTCTATGGTTGAAGAATATATGGGCTTCGAACAGTATGACTTTATTAAAGATAATGCAGCTTTGTTTGAGCAAGCAGAGACAATGAAGCTACAGCAACAGGTACAACAAGAAATGCAAGCAGAACAAGCAACACCAGGAATGGAAGAAGAGATGTTAGCATCACAAGAAGCTGAATTAGGTGGTGAAAATATTGAAGATATTCCTCCGAATGTGTAGATAAAGCTTGACATTTGAGCGTTTTTATGTTATACTATAGGCATTATAAAAAGGAAGTAATTTAACCAATGGATTTAAAAACAGAAAAGGCTAAAAGTCTGACCAAGAATCAGGTCTTTGAAGAACTTAATAAGTATTTTAAAGAACAGATAGAACTTTCGCAAAGAAAATGTATGGATGAAGAATCATTTAAAAATCCTGCATGGTCTGAGCAACAAGCATTCAATCTTGGACTACAAAAAGCATTTACTAAAATTTTAAATCATTTACCTGACCAGGAGAAATAAATGACTGAAGAAACAAGTAATGAAGTAGAACAAGAAGTAAAAGAACCAACACTAGAGCCTAGTACCAACGAAGCTCCTGTTGCAGCACCATCGACATTTGAGATTCCTACCGAAGCTCAAGATTTTGTTGGTGAAGGAAAGAAGTACAAGAGTCCTGAAGATGCACTTAAATCAGTTCCTCATGCACAAGAGCATATCTCTACTTTAGAAGCAGAGCTAGCAGAAGTGAAGGAAGAACTAACTAGGCGTAAAACAGCTCAAGAACTTCTGGACGAAATAAAGTCTGGAACACAACAAGAGGCTACCGCTTCCGAAGTAAACCATGATGATATAGAACAATTAATTAATAGCACAATCGAAAATAGAGAGAATGCTAAGAATGCTAAGTCAAATGCAAGTTCAGTAGCTGATAAGTTTACTGCACAGTATGGAGCTGAAGCACAAACAGCATACAATCAAATAGCGAAAGAGGCTGGGTTAACTGTTCAACAACTTAACAATTTGGCTGCTACATCACCAAATGCGGTACTAAAACTTTCAGGACTATCTGGAAAGGTGGCTACACCATCTTCTTCAAGTGGTACTATTAATACTCAATCCTTAAACGCTTCACCAGAAGAAACGTCTTCTGCAAGAGTTCCTAGAGGAGCAAGTACTAAAGATTTAGTTAAAGCATGGGCTGCTGCAGGTAAAAAAGTTAAATCTCAAACTTAAATTAGGAGACTTAAATGTCACAATTAACAGGCAATACTACTGCTTTTATTGAAGCACAACAGTATTCTCAGTTCATCCTTGAAAACTTACATGACTACCTTCTTCCAGAAGGAATGTTTAGAGATGTATCAGACTTCGGTTCAGGTACTACACTTAACATTAAAACAGTTGGTTCTGTAACTTTACAAGATGCTGCTGAAGATACACCTTTAAACTATAACCCTATCGACACAGGTACTTTAAACTTAACAATTACTGATTATATCGGTGATGCATGGAAAGTTTCTGATGACCTTCGTGAAGATGGTTCTCAAGTTGATACACTAATGGCTATGCGAGCTATGGAATCTACAAGAGCTCTTGGTGAAAACCATGAATCTCGTTTACTTCAAGTAGCTAATCAAGCACAAGCTGCTGGTCTTAACTTAGTTAATGCTAGACCACATCGTTGGGTTGCTGGTGGCGATGCTGCTTCAACACGTACTATGTCACTAGCTGACTTTATATCAATGAAACTGGCTTTCGATAAAGCTAATGCTCCTGCTTCAGGACGTATTGCTATCGTTGACCCTATCGTTGAAGCTTCTTTAAACTCTCTTTCTAACTTAGTGAATGTTTCTAACAATCCTATGTTTGAAGGTATTGTTACAGAAGGTTTCGCTAGAGACCACAAGTTCGTTAAGAATGTATTTGGTTGGGATGTTTATACATCTAACTTCTTACAAACACTTACAGCCGCTGAAACGCTTGACGCTTCTGCTTATAAACTAGCTAATGATACTGCTGAAATTGGTGATATTGCTAACGTGTTTATGTGTATTGCAGATGACTCTTGTAAACCTATCATGCATGCATGGAGACGTGCTCCGCAGACAGAAGGTTGGAGAGACCAAGAAGAAAGAGCTGATAAATATCAGGTTACTTCTCGTTATGGCTTCGGTGCTCAGCGTGTAGATACGCTAGGTGTTATTTTAACTTCACCAACAGCTTATTAAGGAGAATAATTATGGGCTTTGAATTAGATGCAACACGTGGTGTAAATACTCACTATGGACCTAGAACTACTGATGGAAAATATGGTGGTGTTCTTAACTCTAATGGCTTAGTAAAAAAAGCTGTTTGGGTTGTAGACCATGCTGACCTTCCTGCAGGTGGTTCTGCAAGTAATATGGAAATGAGCATTCCTGCTAACTCAACTATCGTTTCTGCGAAAATGTATGTTGATGAAGCATGGACTTCTACTTCCACTACAACTGACTTAGATGTTGGTTTAGAAACTTCTGCTGGTGTAGCTATTGATGCTAATGGCTTAGTAACTGCAACAGAAGCAGACCAAGCTGCAATTGCTGTACTTAACTCTGAAATTACTGGAGCTGGTGCATTAGTTGGACTTTCAATAGGTGCCGCTGCAGGCGAGCTAGTAGTAGCTCCATCTGTAGATGACCTATTAACAGGTAAAGCACGTATTGTAGTTGAATACGTAGTAGCTGTTTAAGTAACAAACCGAGTAAGAGGGTACTTTTTCACGGAAGTACCTTCTCTCACTAATTTAATACAAGGAAAAGACAATGACGATTCAACATAACTTAATTACAGGAAGTGACCTGCATGAACCGAAGGGAGTTGCTGCCGCTGCTGCTAATTTAGTTTATGTATCTGATGGTGCTGCTTCAGGGTCTTATACGACCTTAACAACTAGTACTATGACTTTACCTAAAGGAAGGTTTCACTTCTATAATATAGGAGCTCCATATACACATACATGGAGTGCTTCTCCTACAATAGTGAATCCAACAACAATAGTCTCTGCTCTAGCAGTAGACGTTACAGAAGCAACTTCAGCAAGATTAACTTATACAGCAACACCAACAGCAACAGTTAAAGTAGATTTTGATATTACTCTTCAACATGCTGTAGGTTCTGATGTACCTGTAGAAGTAACTATATATAAAAATGGAGCTGGTCTAGCAGGTTCTCAAGCTTATGCAGATGTAGTTACAGCAGATGCAACTCACATGTCTGGTTCAGTATTAGTCTCAGCAGCAACTTCTGATTACTTTGAAGTATATGCAAATAATACATCAGGTGCTGGTGATATGACAGTTACTAAACTAGCATTAACTCTTACAGCAACTTAGGATAACTTATGGCTAAAATGACATTACTGGATATTGTACAAGACATCTTATCAGATATGGATTCTGATGAAGTAAACAGTATCTCTGATACACAAGAGTCTTTACAAGTAGCTCAGATTGTTAAGTCTTCTTATTATAACATCATAGATGGTAAGGACTTTCCTTTCCTATATGAACTATTCCAATTAGATACTAGTGGTACAGTAGCTAAACCTACTCACATGAATCTACCTGATTCTGTAGCAGACCTTAAATGGATTAAGTATAACAACAAGAAAGCTACGGACACTAATGATAAGTATACTAAGGTTACTTATAAAAGACCAGAAGATTTCTTAGACATAACAGATGCTAGAATCTCTGATGATTCTAAAGTACTTATAGTAACAGATGCAAGTGGCATTAAGGTTAATGTCTTTAATGAAAGAGGACCTACATGCTTTACTTCTTTTGATGATGAAGTATTAGTGTTTGATGCTTGGGATAGTGCTAAAGAGACTAACCTACAGAACTCTCAGACACAAGCTTATGGTAAGCTATCAGTAACATGGTCAGTAACAGATACTTTTGTACCTGACTTACCAGTTCAAATGTTTTCATACCTACTTAACGAAGCTAAGTCTGCTTGTTTTTTAACACTAAAACAAATGCAGAATGCTAAAGTAGAACAACAGTCTTTATCTCAAAAGCGTAGAATGTCACAAGATGCTTGGAAGATTGAGAATGGTATTACGTATGGTAACTATGGAAGAACTCGTGGTGACTCTAGGTATGGGAGAAACAAATGAATACAGGTAATACACCAGCATTTATTAATGAGCAGAACTATGGTAAGAAAGTAAAGAAGATAGCAAACCCTTTTAAGAAACTACAACAGAAACCTAAATCAAGGAGTAAGTAACATGGGATTATTTGATAGAATGAAAAGTGAGTACAGAAGAGCTAAGACAGAAGTAACTACTAAATCTAGAATTAAGAAGCATGCTAAGAAAAAAGCTGCTCCTACTTCTGGTGGTGGTAGTAGAGGTGTATCTAACATGAACCCAGCTTTAAAGAACAAAGGAAGTAAAACACCAGGACAAAGTATGACCTTTAAGAAAGTAGCAGTTAAGAAGAAAGTTTCTAAAGATTCTACTTATGGTAATAAAGTTCCTGGAATACATTCTTCAGAGTACTTAACTAATACTCCTTCACCTAACTATAAGGCTAAGAAAACAAGTACAGTTCCTGGATATAGTGCAGTTAAGAAAAAAGCTCCAGTAGCTCCATCTATGTATGGTAAGGCTAATCAAGGTAAGACTTCTACAGGTAATAAGTCTAATGCTCCTAAACCTAAGTATAAACAGCCAAAGACACCAAGATATAGAGCTAAACCTACTATGACAGGATTTGGAAAATAATGAGTAAATTTACAACACCTTCAGGTAAAAATATAGATACATATATATGTCCTACAACAGCTCATGTTAGAATTAAGTTATTAGAAGGTGGTATACTTCCTGATGAACTATCAGGTGTATTCACTTCTGTAGCTCTTGCTGATATAGCTATTCAAACATATCTACTTAAAAATGCAGTTGAACATAATAAAAGGGTAGAAAAAAAGGAAAAAGCTGAAGCTAAAGTAGCTAAAGAATACTCACTAAAGGAAGAATAAATGGCTCAGAAACAAGAAAAAATCTTTAACAGTTTTGTCAAAGGCTTAATTACTGAGGCTAGTCCTCTTACTTTTCCTGAGAACTCTTCTGTAGATGAAGCAAATTTTGTTCTAAACAGAGATGGTTCTAGGTCAAGAAGGTTAGGTGTTGACTATGAAGATTTTGGTGCTTTAACAAATACAGGTTTTACAACAGCACAACTTCAAACAGGTAAACAGTCTTTCCATACATGGGAATCGCCAGGTGGAGATACTTCTGTATCTATTGGTGTTGTTCGAGTTATTAATAAGTTTTGGTTTGTTGATTTACTAACTTCTAATCCTAGTGCTAACTTACTGAATTCTGGTAATGCTGTTACAATTGGTGGACTTGGTTCTGCTGATATTGAAACTACTGTTATTAATAATAAATTAATTATAGTATCAGAAGATATAGATACACCTGTAGTATTTACTTATAATACTTCTGCTCAAACAGTAGGTTCATCAACTTATACAATTTACTCTAGAGATATATGGGGAGTAAATGATGGACTAGGTGAAGGTATTAGACCTGCTACTCTATCTCAAACACATAAGTATAATCTTAGAAATCAAGGTTGGAACGAAAGTGTTGTTACAAAACTAGGTAATGATGTTCTTGATGATACCTTTACAGACATAGGTGTCTATCCTAGTAATTCAGATGCCTGGACATTAGGTAAGATTTCAAATTCTGGAGATGCTGACTATGAAAAGTATGATGCTGCTACACTAGAAAAGAACTCTACATCACAATTCCAAATAGCTAAAGGTTCATTTATTATTGATGCCTTTAATAGAGGAACCTCTAGAAATGGTTTATCAGATGCTACAGGTTTAGGTGCAGATGCAGAGACAGGTAATATAACTACTATTGCTTCTTATGCTCAAAGACTCTTCTACTCAGGTATAACCTCAAGCATAACATCAGGTGATTCTAGGTCTCCTAATTACTCAGGTTATATATACTTTAGTAAAACAATACAATCAGATGATGACTTTGGTAAGTGTTACCAAATAGCTGACCCTACTGACCCAGGTATAAATGACTTAGTAGATACTGATGGTGGTTCTGTACAGATTCCTGAAGCTACAAAGATTGTTAAGATTGTAGCATCTCAGTCATCTCTACTAGTATTTGCAGAGAATGGTGTATGGGAAATATTTGGAGATACTGGTGGCTTTATTGCAACATCATTCCAGGCTTCTAAGATTTCTACCAATGGTGTAACTAACCCTAATTCAATTGTTAATGTTAATGGTACATTTGTATACTGGTCTAAAGCAGGTATATATGTACTTAGAACAGATGGAGCTAGTGGTAGGTTTGCTGCTGAGTCTATATCTTTAACTACAATTCAAACCTTGTTTTTAGCTATACCTGATTTAGGTAAGTCAAACTCTACAGGTTTCTATGACGAAAAAGAAAATACAGTAAGATGGCTATATAATGATACTGCTGGTTACTCATCAATAAATTATATAAATAAGTATAACAAAGAACTTATCCTAGATTTAACAATTCAAGCTTGGTATGTTAATATAATATCTGACTTAGCTGTTGATAGTCCTTATGTGGCATCTCATATTGAGATTCCTGGCTATGCAGTATCAAGTACAGATGTAGGTATTGATGCAGGAGTAGACCCAGTTATAGTAACCTCTACAGATGAAGTAGTAATAACCGAAGCTCTACTTGTTAATAGAAGTTCACAGTTTAGTTTCCTTACAATGGTAGGAACTTCCTTTACACTCTCTAGATATATTAGTACTAGATTCTTAGATTGGTATAGTAAAGATAGTGTAGGTATTGATTATTCAAGTTTCTTAATTACAGGCTATGAATTGTTTAAAGATGTTATGAGAGATAAACAAGTTCCTTATATATTCTTCTACTTTACTAAAACAGAGACAGGATATACTCTTGTAGGAGATGACCTAGTACTAGATGACCAATCATCATGTCAAGTACAAGCACAATGGAACTGGGCTAACTCTGCCTCTGGTGGTAAATGGGGTAATGCTTTTCAAGCCTATAGACTTAATAGATTCTTTACTCCTGTAGATGCAGATGATACCAATGATACTGGTGATTCTGTTATTGTTACTAAGAATAAAATAAGAGGTTCAGGTAAAACTATTAGCCTTTATATATCTTCAGAGGTAGGTAAGGATATGAAGCTACTAGGATGGGCTATACCTGTAACAGCAAATACTACAGTCTAGTTGGAAACACTCTATGAAGAACCAGGAGCCTTTATAAAGTTAAGGTTTGATGAGAAGCTAGGTGTTTATATGATGCACTTAGATTGTACAGCTTGGAGTAAGAGTGAGTTTAAAAGGTACTTAGGAATATTTAGAATAGTATGTGCAGATTTAAGAAACAGAGGTATTACAGAAGTATATGGTCTAGCAGCAGATACAAAAGCAATCAAGTTTAACAAGATGTTTGGAGCAGTTCTTACAGGACATGTTGCTGAAGATGAATTTGGAAATTTAAACGCGGTAATTAAAATGGAGACATAATATGGGTGGAGTAGTCGCAGCAGTAACAAAGGTAGCAGAGTTTGCAAGTAATATATCACCTGGTTGGGGTACTATAGCTAGTCTTGCCTTTCAAGGTTATAGTTCTATGCAATCAAGAAAGCAAGGCAAGAAAGCACAAGCTTCTAGTAGAGCTATGGCAGAGACTCAATCTAGACAAGAAGAATCAAAGAAACGTTTCTCTCAAGCACAAGCTCAAAGACAACGAATACAACAACAACGTAAGGCTAGAATTGCTCAACAACAAGCTATTGGACAACAAGGTAATGTCTTAGGTCAAGGTGGTACATCAGGATTCTCTGGTTCAGTTGGACAAATTGGTTCTCAAGCTGCTAACAACATAGGTAATATTAATGTTAGTGAAGGATTTGCTAATGAACAATCAGGTTATAATCAGTCTATAGCAAGTAGTCAGCAAAGTATGAATGAAGCTGGTGCAAGACAAACTGCATGGCAGAACTATGGAGATGTAGCTAAAGACATACCAGGACAAGCAGCAGACATATTTAAAATAGACAAATAAGGAATTAATAAATGGGTTTACCTACAATACCAGAAGATAGTCTAGAGGAAGTAGAATCATTTCCATTAAGTGCAGAGGAAGCTCCAATTGACCAAGCACCTATAGCAAATAAGGTTCCTCATAAAAAAGCAGTAGAACAATCATTCTTAGTTGCTCAAGATGCTGACCTTGATAAACTAGAACCTACTTATGATACAGTATATGAAGGTTTAGTTACTGAAGGTTTTAGTGCTACACAGGATGCTGCTATAGCTCGTTTGGAACTAGATGATGATGAAGAGAATAAGAATACTATCTCTGCACTTATATCAGACCCAAATATAGATAAGGTTACTAAGACTAAAGCTCTACATTCTTATGTTAGTGGTGGATTTGTAAAGAGAAGTCTTAAAGATAAGTACATAGCTAATGCTGCTACACTAGATAACTCTGGTAGCCTTCCTGACATGGAAGCTCAAGATGCTGTAGCTGATACTGTACTAGAAAATACTAAGCCTGAGAATCTATGGCAAACACTAAGTGCTGGTGATAAGATTGGTCATGTAGCTAAGAAGATTCTTGCAGAACCTGCAGCAGTAGCAAATATGTTATTACATGAAGCACCTGCATTTGTAGTAGATGTTGTAGAAGGCTTCTCTTACTATGCAAGGTCTAAAAAAGGAGCAGGAGAATCAGAAGCTTTAAACCTGACTCCAGAACAGATAGAAGAAAATAAACAAAGAAGAATTGCTTTTAAAGCAGATTTTATAGAAGCTGCTAATAAAGATGGTTACCCAATGACTGATGCTACTTTTACTCAGGCTCTAGAATATATAATGGAAAAGAATAGAGGTTCTTTTAGTAAAGAAGATAAGACTTATTCACGAAAGTTTGCAGAAGGTGGAGAGATGTCTTTTGATGAGCTATTAGGTATCTCTAAAGAAGATATGAATGAAACATACTTCATGGCTGGAATGGAACACTTTACAAACTTTACCCATTATATTGCAAATATAGTTAATCCAAATGACCCAAGACTTGTTTCTCTTCCTTTAGAGTTACTACTCTTTGCTAAAGCTCCTAAAGCAGTAAAAGGAACATATAGATTAGGTAAGACTGTTGTTACTAAAGCTTTAACTAAAAAGCCTTCAGTAATGAATGCAGAACTTACTCATCCTACAGGAAGTATATTAGATATAACTATTAAAGCTAATCCTAAACTAGCAGGAGACATGGCTGTAGCTGCTATATTTGACCCTAAACCTAAGTTTACAGAGTCACTTGGTTCTACTAAAGAAGCTATTATAACTGAACATGTACTTCCTAAAGAGCCTCTACAGCCAGGAGAATCCTTTAGTGGTAAAGGACATATCATTCCAGATATTAATCCTAAAATAAAACAAAAAACTAAAGAATTAACTAAGTCCGAACAAGTACAACAAGACTTATTGTTTGATGATAACTTAGTTAAAAGAGAAGAACGGATAGCTGATAGAGATAGAAGAATAGCTATGAGTAATGAAACATCTCTATACTATAACCAAGCTAACTCTAGACTTAATATGACAGGAGATATGTTAGATGGTACTATGGTGTTTACTAAAGGACCTAATTATGCTTTTACTAATAAGGCTCAGATAAAAGAACATGGTGCTAAACTAGAAAAAGTAGCAGAAGAAATGAAGGCTGCTGAGATTCAAGCAGGTGTTGATGCTGGTCTTGGTACTGTAGCAGAAGTAACTAAGCAGTTTAAAAAGAATGATGTTATGGTTAGAAACTTAGAGACAGGTATAGCTATGACTCTTAAAGACTTTAATAAGGCTACTAAAGATAGGAAAGGTAAAGTTAAAAATATAAACTTGAAGGGTAAGTATCAACTTGAAATAGACTTTAAGAAAAAGTATGACACTCTAGCTAATGACATGCTAGGTGAGACCTTTAAAGATACAGAAATTTCTTTATTTGGAAGTAGCCGTTTAGGTAAAGCACTTAACAACTCAGCTTTAGGTGAATGGTTTATAGGTACAGGTTTTACTGCTAAGTGGTTTGAGAAGGCTAGAGCTGACTTAAATACTAGAGCAGGTTATGCACAAACTAGAATCATGGAGAACTTCAGAGAAAAAGTAGGACAGAACAAAAGACTTAAGAAAGAAATTGGAGTGATGGTTGAGTTACAATCTTCTATGAAAACAGATATTCTTTCTGCACAAGTACTAGCAGAGAAGTTTGGACATCTATCTAGGCAGGATAGAGTAGCTTTAAATGAAGCTCAGCATGCTTGGAGAGATTCCCAAAATATGTTATATGAAATCCTTAATAATGGACAGAAACAGAAGTATAATGCTGATGGATTTGAAACAGGACTATACATTGATGGTCAATGGAAAGGTGCTGCTAAAGAGATTAGTCTTAAAAAGTCATTAGAACTAGGTAAGAAGAAAGACCTTAAAGTATATGACCCAGTAACAGATTCCTATGTAGCACATAAACCTGGAGATAGGTTAGCTATAATGCATGGAGAAATGAAAGGAAATGTTAGAAAGAATAATGAGACCTCAGACTATATTAAAATTGGTAAGAATAGGATAGAAAGATTTCCTGATAGAGTAGTAGAGAAACTTCCTGGACATAGTTTTAAAGAGTATAGTAGTAACTTCTTTATTGATGTTGTACCTACTAGCTTGACACATAATGGTAAGCTTCTTACCTTAAAAGAACATGCAAGAGAACTACAAGCACATCATATGGAAACTAGAGGTACAGCTACTACTAGGTATGAAGCTAACCTTTTAATTAAAGAGATGATGGACCCTAAGTCTCCTCATTTTATTGGAGAAGGCTTTAAAGTAATTGAGACACCTCGTACTGCAAAACTAGATACTATTACAGATAAGATGCATGAGTATAAAACCTTAGAAGATGCCTATCAAAACTCACATACTAGAGTTGAAGACATGAGAACTCTTGAAGGTGATACTGTTGTTATGGACCCTATGAAGGCTCTTGATGAGTCTACAAGTAGGATTACTAGAACAGCAGCAGCAGGCTTGTTTGATAAGACATATAAGAAAGCTTTCATGAGAGACTTTGCTGAAGTTGTTGATACTGCTAGAGGTGAGTTCCCTACTGATATAAGCCAGATTACTGCTACAGGTAAAGTTGGAGACCCAGTTAGACTAGGTAAACTTGCTAAAGAAGCTAAAAGATTATATAGTAGACAGGAAGCATTCAAAAAAGGTAGTGTTATGGAAGTACCTGATATGTTTGTACAGAAAGCAGCTCATTGGTTAGCTGATGTTGCTGAGATGGGTTTCTTATACAAGGCTACTAAAGATATTCCTCTAGTACACGCTACAGGTAAGATGGCTTCTAAAGGTCTTAGACATGCAGGTAACTTAGGTTTATCTGGAATAAGTAAATCTTCTATGAGAGTAGGTTCACTTGCTTTTGTAACCTTTGCATTACCAGTTAAGCATTTAATACAGCAGCCTATGATGTTTATTGAGCAATCACTTATACATCCAAAGAGTTTTGGTAGAACATTTAAAAAGATAGGTTCTGCTACTAGCCTTATCCTTGGTGGTAAGCTTACAGAAGGAGCTAAAGGTACTCAAAAATTAATGGGTAAAGAACTATATGGTGAGTTAATAGCAGAAGTTAAAGTCATGAAACAAGAAGGTATCTTAGAAGGCATAGACCACAATACTGCTGCAATTGAAACTGCTAAAGGACATATAGGAAACCTTAATGATGGAAGAGGACTTTATAATATTGGTAATAAAATTAGAGATAAGTTTGGTGGTGTAGCTAATATCTTTAATAAGTATGGTTTTGCTAGAGGAGAGTTACTAAACAGAGTAGGTCTATGGATGCAGACTAAAGCTAGATGGGTAGAACAGCCTCAGAATAAAGGTAAAGACTGGAGAGACCCTATTAATGCTAAAGAGATTTCTTTTGAAGCATGGAAACAATCAGGAGCTATGAACACTGCAGGCTCTATTAAGTCTCAGCGTATACCTCTTGTCAACTTTGTAACTCAGTTCCAAGCTATTATAATTAAGCAAGGTATGAATGTATTTCAAAATACAGCTACTAACCTATCAGCAGGACAAAGAACTTCTCTTGCGGCAACTAGACTAGTAATTCATGGTACACCTTATGGTTTATATGGTGGAGTAGGATGGGTAATAATGGACTACATGAATGAACATGAAGATAAAAAGATTAGAGATACAGCTAAGATAATGCAAAGAGGTCTTCTTGATAGAGGTGTAACTGCTCTTGCTAATGGAATTACTGGACAAGATAAAGAGTATACTATATCAGATATGGCTTCACTAGGTGGTGCTAATCCAGTAATAGAACTTGCTAAGAAAGCTAGTGCTGCTTGGAGATTTGCTAATGGTGAAAGAGATGCAGATTTTGGTGGTGGTCCTTCAGGAAAGGCTATTGGAAACATTGTAGAAAGAACATTTAATGTAGCTGAGATGTTTAAGTTTGATTCTGAACTTATTTCTAAACTACCAACAATGGGTATGGAACTACTACAGATGACTTCCTTTGGTACTAAAGCTGAGAAAGCTGTAACAATTCTTAGATACAACGACCTTCAAACTAAGTCTGGAAGAAGTCTAGGTGTTACTGACCCTGACAATCCTGCTGGATTTCTTGAGGCTGCACTTAGATGGGCAGATATTAAGACAGTAGCTGAAGCAAACTACTATAGAACAGAAGATAAGAAGAGGTCTCTAGATGAACGAAGAGCTGGTGAGATACTACGGATAAGTAACTCAATGTCTCTAGCAGTAAAACATCTAGATGCTGAAAAAATAACTAGTGATATGACAGGTAATTCTGATAGGTTTGACAGATTCTTAAAAGATTATCAAGTTCATATTAGTACTCTAGAAGCAAGTGGAGATTATTCTTCTCATGATGTTACCGCAATAATGAATGGAGTATGGGATGCTCAAATGAAAGTGTACAAGTCTGGAGCAAAAAACAGTATGGTATCATGGATGTTATCTCATGACCCACATAGTGCAGAAGTAAAAGGGATAGCTGAGTACTGGAAGAATCATCCAGACAAAGCTATTAGAGACGTATATGATGCAATCTATAAACCAATAAACTTAGAGGAATAAAAATGGCAGAGAAGAATATTAAGGCTAAAAAAGATGGACAAACTAAAGGCTCTAAACTATCGTTTGGTGGTGAAGTTGCAGAGTCTAACTTTCAAGGGTATGTAAAGGGAGGAGTTGAAGATAAATCTAAGGCTATAGGTATTACAAATGATGCTGACCTGATTGCTAAAGGTGCTCAACTTACTATAGATACTTATAAGAAGTATGATAAAGAACAAGCTCTAGGTGGAGCAGCAGAAGGTGTTAATGTAATTAGAGATGACCAAATAGAAAGAAGCTATGGTAATCAAGCAGAGATGACAAAACAATTAGAAGCAGAACAAAAAACTATAAGTGAGAAGACAGCCTCTGGTATGCCTGGTGATTACTCTGACTTTGCTGAAGAAACTAGAAAGAACTCTGAAGGACTTATGCAAGCTCTAAATGAGAAGACTACTAAACTACATAACTCTAGAGAACAAGGTGTAATGGATGCTGCTGAACTTAAAAGTAGATTAGCTAAAGTAACTAGAGAAGCTATAGCAAATAATCCTGCTTATGCTAATGAGATTATGGGTCATGTACAATCTGTTGCTAATGTAAATAACCTATCAGGTAGAGTAGCAAGAGATGCTGCCTTAGATAAAGCTGACAAAGATGGAGAAGATGACTTAAGGAAAGAGATTTTTAAAGCAGCTCATAGAATGGAGATTGACTTTGCTGGTAATCCTGCTTATCAATTAGAAGATGGAAGTCCTAACCTTGAATTAATTGCCTCAGAGACATCTAAAAGACAGCTCTTGAAGAGAGGTTCTGAAGACCTTAAACGAGGAGATGTTGATGGAAACTATGAAGATAACATGACTGTTAAAGATGCAGAGAAACTAACAAGTAGAGGTGGACTTAGCTTCTTAAGTGATGTAACATTAACAGGATTAACATCTGATATTCAAGAAATAAATGCTGGTAAAGGCTCTGCTGGTGAGAAAGCTGAACTAAGGATTGCTTTAGGTAATGAATGGAAAAAGAGAGCTGCTAATTATAGAATGAAGTATAAACTTTCTCCTACTAATGAAAGAGTTAAGTTTCA